AAGACTTCTAATTGATTTCTTAATCCTTTCTTGCTTTTATCACAAATATAAAATCTAATAACAGTTACATCACTCGTTCCACTAATTCGATTAGGTTGCAAAGTACCAAATAACATAGGATAATGAATAGATTGCCCTCCATTTAATTCATCCCACGGATCGCCAAAAAACCAGCTCTTAATTTGTTTGTGAGCAGTGGCATAACTTTCTATCGCAATTACCAATTTGTTTAATGTAAGCATCTATTTTTTTCTTATTTTTTTTAATGTACTTTTTAATTTCACTCTTTGTTTTTTTTCTTATTGCCATACTGGATTATCTCTATTATCTTGTATATTACTATAATCTTTTTTACCCAAAATTCTAGTGCCTAAATAAATATCAACATCGTAAGCATTACGCTCAGGGAATATATCCGCTCCTGTATTTGTGTTATAAGTTGGATAAGTAGAGTTATTATAGTTTAAATATTTTATCATTCTATCCCCGTACATCTCACCATTTGTTTTCCAAATATTCATTAAATATTCCATGTCATTAGTTGGGATGGGTTGCCCGTTATCACTACTATTTGTCATTATGCCTTTGTTAGCATATCTGAATTTAAAAGTTGGTGAGCTTTCATACATAATATAATGAACCATCATTTTTAAAATGTAGTTATCTATAATTAGTTTGTAAGCTGCTGGAATAGTAGTTGCTGAATTTATATAAGCTAAGATGTGAGTTTCAATCGTATTATATAAACTGGTTCCCAATAAAGGAAGTATGTATTTATCCTGTACCAATTCAATAACTGGTGTTATCTTATCGTACTCGGTATTGTCATCAATAACCGAATGTCTAATTAAATAATCTTGACCTATCCAAAGTGTTGCCATGTTTATTTTTTATTACGTTTTACTTTTGTTTCACCTACCCAAATGTGGCGGCACCAAGGAGTTGTTTCTCCTGTATTAGGATTTGTATAAAACCCTCCACGATAATTCCATGCATCTTCGCCAAACTCGTTAGTGTAAGTTTCTATTTGTTCGTAAGTCAAAGCATCTGATTCAGTTAAATTAACCATATCAATACAAAATTTTCTGCTTTCAGTTTTTACTTCTGGAGCATCGGGCCTTTCAACATATCTATAAACTGTATAAATTTCGGTATCGTAACCCTCAGTATCTTTATCTAATCCTTTTTCAGTTGGTGTAAATAAACCCCCTAAAGTATCAATTAATTTTTTAGCAGCTAACCATTCTAATACAGTTGTAACTTTATCTTTATCGACATTTAACGACTTAGCAAGTTCTTCAGGTTTAGCAAATGGATTACCTTTTAATTGGTTTAATATTCCATTTCTTAAATCAGTAATTGACAAAGCAAATCTATTAGCTGTATATAATTTTTGTTTCGATAACTCAAATTTTAATACCTCAGTTGAATCTTTAAAGTTTACATATTCAACATCGATGATTTCATCTTCTGCATTAATTGGTATCTTATTTTTTCGCACCCATTCTAAAAAAAGATTTGCACGTTCATTAGATTGTTGAACATTTATTTTATTTTCTTTTTCAATTTCATCTTGAACTATGCCTAAATATTTTAATGAATCTTCATCACTAAATCCAAATGATTTAATATGTATTAACGCTTGCTCTTGATTGTAATCCCCTTTATTAAATTTTCTAACAATAGAATCTAAACCTTGTCTTTGTCTTCCACTTAAATTTTTTAATGCTTCATTTATAATAGTTTCTTGAATAACTACTGGAACTCCATTAGCATCAACCTTCGGTGCAGTTGTAGAAGCTAATCCAACTAATGCCCTTATTTCATCTGAACTCATTGATTCTAAAACTTTATTCGCAACCAATGGAGATAATGTATTTATTGCATCAATTACAGCTTGAGCTCCACCCGAAACAGTTTTATCTATTGGTGGCAATCCTAATTTTTCTCTTGCTTCATCATTAGTTAAATATTTATTTACGTTTGGATCTAACCAATTTAAACCAATAGCTTGTACTTGTTCAACTTCAAAAGTTATATCTAAACCTGTTTTTCTTTTAAACATTTTATCGATAAACTCATTAAAAGCAACTTGTTCTACTTTTGCATATTCGTTAATAAATAATTCGTGTGCTAAATCTAATTCGTTTCTATCTCCTAAAGTACCCTCAGTTTTGATTTTAAACAATACTCCTGGCACGTTATGTCCTGTTATTATCTTTTGTTGGTTTCTTTTATTTAACGCTTCGTATTGGTCCGCTAAACCTGTAGGAGTTACATTTACAACTTCTGCTCCTTTACCATCGGGATTAGTAAAACTTAATACTACCTTACCAGCATTTTGAGTACCTTGATGTTTCTCTTGGAATCTTTCTTTGATATCTTCCTTAACTTCAGGTGTTAATTTACCACTAAAAAAAGTTATAATATGACCAGCACTAAATCCATTCTTTACTAAAGAGTGAAAAAAGTTACTAATCTCAATATCGGTATTAATGTCTAATAGAACGCTTGAATAATCGGGTGAAGGATATAAACCATCTAATTCATTTAAAGACGGTGTAAAGTCCTTAGAATAGTAAATTGAGGCACCTATAAAACCTTCCTTGTAAAATGGAAAGTAAGTTTTCTTTAAATGGTAACTTTTAGCAGTCCAGTCTTCTGAATACCAAACTCCGCAATTATCTGCACTTAGTCTTATTTTGCCCATATCTAAATGGTAAAACTCAATCGGTTGACCTATTAAATTAGTTGTTACTTGACATGCGAACCCTCCGTAAATTGCTTTATCGGAATCACATTTTTTTCTTAATTCATACCAACTATCAAATCTATTTGCCTTGGCTAAAAATTGTTGAACTTGTGGTAAATCTTGACTAGGCACTATTTTAAGTCCGCTAAGATAACGTGCTTTACCTTTTAAAATAGCAGCATGCTCAGGATGGTTGTTATAAGAATTTAATAATTCTTTTGGAAAGTTATTATCTTTGCCCCACTTAACAAACTCACCACTCGTATCTATTTTATAAGTCGGAAGTTGATTAACATCCATCTTAATAGTAATTATGTCATTATATACTTCTAATTTTCTAGCCATTATAAACTTTATTAGTTGTTGTGCCACCTTGATATTCAGCAAAGGTAACTGTAGTTAAATCAAAACAAGTTGCATAACCTAATTCCACTACATTTAATCCCGCTGGGTTTGTGTTTGAGCTACTTGCTTGTTCGTAAATTGTATATTCATAATCCCCTACTGTCAACTTGATTTGAGGGATTGTTGGTGTTGTTGTTTCTACTATTGTAAATTGATTAAACCTATCTTTTTGTGTACTGGTGTCAATCGGAATAATATATTGTTTTGTGTTTGTTGAAACGTTTTTAAACTCAAATAAAAAATAAGGATTGTTTAACAAACATTTTTCAGTAAGTGTTAAAACAACTGTATTCGAAGTATTTTTGTTTATCGTTATCACTACTTTAATAATGTTTAAATATACAAAATTGTTATTTAAAAAAAAAGCTCAAGCTTACGGGCCTGAGCTTAACTTTAAAAAGTTACTTATTAAGCTATTAAGTTAGCAATTAAAGTACTTGTTACTTTGTAAATTGGAGCTATCTCTTTGCCCTTGAAGGAAAGTTTGTGTCCATTTAAATCCGTCATTGACATCCCCGAATCAGTACTCCAAGTTAATAAATCCATTCCTTGATCCTTACCAAATAACCAATAATCACCGTTAATATCTTCAACCATCATAGTTAAAACGTTTTGAGCAACTAATTGAATTTCTTGAATAACTGCAGTAGTTAATTTTTTAATAGTGAAATCGATTTGTGGTTCGTAAGAAATAGTTCCTGAAGCTGGTGTATAAGTACCAGGACTTGTAAACATTCCCATCTCTTTATCCAAAGAATAGACACGATACTTCTTGCCTGTTGCTAAAGTATAAGCTGTAACTAATCCAGCAGTTGCTGTAAAAGCATAACCAGTTCCTGAGTTATTTTCAAATTCAGTAATGTAAACTTTTTTGATGCCACCCGCTCCTGCTTTACACCCTAAAAATGTGTAGCCGCTTGTTAAAATACACGCCATTTTTTTATAATTTTAATTGTTTATAATAAGGAGGGTTGCCCCTCCATTAATTTTTATCCTACGTAAAGAACATTCATTGCTTGATTCACAACGTGAGCGAAGATTGTCATGATGTTTTTTACAAACATATCTTCTCTGTTGAAAGCAATTTTGTTAACTTCAAACTTATTAATATCGGAAGTTAGATCAGTACACCAAAAAATATAATCCGGGCGAGCTGCAATTAAAACGTTACTTGCTAATGGTACAAATTGTAATTGAACTCCATTGTAAAAATAAGCTTCAGTCGGTTGACCTAAATTAGTTACCGCAAATAAATCACGATAAGTAGCTGTGATGTTATAAACATTTATAAATTGCTTTACGTTGTAAGGACAATAGATAAAAGGTTTAACAGCTCCAAATAAAACACGAGCTGGAATTGCTTCGTAAACTTTTGCCATTTCAGTTGCGATATTACTAGATGATAAAGTAGTACCAGCCACCTTAACACGAGTTCCTAAAGCACCGCCATTATAAATCATTCTTGTTGCAACACCATCAATCAGTGTAGCTGAACCTGATGCTACTAAAGTTTGTTCTGCAGCTCCTACTGAACCTTGACCAGTTCCTGGAGTTAAAGCAGCTACCGCTGTTCTAGTAGCACTTGTTGCACCATTCCAAAACTTATTTTGTAAATCTTCAGCAATTAAATTACCATAAGATTTTAATACTACAGAACCAAATTCACTTGATTCAATTTCCCATGCACCTGGCTTCATGCTTCTGTTGAAACGTGAAGAACGTAAAGTGTTCGGGTCAAATTCTTGGTAGTACATTATTTTAGTTGGAGTGATAGCTGTATCTACTATTCCAAAAGTACCAGCCGAAGTTGGAGCTCCTGAAGAGTATGCCGTCATCGTGGCCGAATTATCATTTTCGGTAAACACCGTGTCGCTCTTGATGTCAGTTGCTAAACTTACTAAGTTTTTGTTTACAGTATCATTCGCAAAGAGTATTTCTTCAATGATGGGCGTTACTGCGAGGCCCCTGATATCAACGATTGTAGCGGAAATTGCCATATTTTTTTAGTTTTAAATTGTTAGTTATTTATTAATTATTTTGTTAGTCTAAATTTTTCTAAAGGACTTAATTCTTCCCAATTTTTAGAAACCTTAGTTTCATTTTGTATTGGTGTGTTTAAAATCTCGTTTACTACTTTGTTAAGT